GATGCAGCTAAGGAAGTTATAGACAGCAAGCCAGATCCTGGAACTGTGGCAAGAAAACCACACAAGTATGATTTCTGGGATAATATTAGAGATGTTGCGGAAAACTGTAGCCTTACAGATTTTAATGTGGCATTAGCTATATTCATGGAAAGAGTACACGACATTGCAGAAAAACAGAAGGAGACACAGCAATGATAGCAGAAGTGTATAAAGAAAAAGGTAAAGAGCCTTGGAAGTATACTAGACAAGTAATTGCACTTGATGGGCAGATAGAAAGACAGACAACAAGATATAGCACATATTCCTACGCATATAAAAATGCTTATCGTGATTTGTTGGATAGTAAGTTAGATAAACTTTATCTATATCACTCTTGGGGTACATTGAAGGAGACACTAGAATGAACTACAAAACAAAACAAGGTGCAATCATATCAGATGATGGATACACTATGGTATTAAAAGATGTAAGCTTAGGTTACGGATGGCGAGCCACATTGTGGGATAATGATCGACTCGTAATCACACATGACGCCACTGGTGAAACACTAAGTTTACCACCTGAGTCCACGAGAACATTGATGGACATATGTGACGATATTATGTCACGCATAAACGAAGCCAAGTTAAATAAAAAGGAGACAGACAATGGCTAAAACTACACAATATTCAAAGATAATTAACCACCTCAAAGCAACCAAAGGTTTGACACAACGTGAGGCATTGCTTGACTACAGCATACAGTCATTCACTGCTCGTATCAGTGAGTTACGCAAGCTAGGTTACCGCATTGATGGTGTAAAGAGTTCACACCCAGTGACAGGCCAACGCTACACACGTTACGTATTGATAGAGGAAGCAGCATAATGGTTTGGGCGTTGGTATGGATGCAGCTACTAGTTAATTCTCAAACAGTGAAATACTATCATGTTGAGACATACACTAGCGAAGAAGAATGCGTTGCAGCATTGAGTGAGGCTGCTGTGTTAGTATCAAACAACAGTGAGACACTAGCGTGCCTAGAGCTAAAGATAAATTAATTATTATGAAGCGCAAGAAGAAATGGGTAGCGTATGACAAAGATGGGTATGTCCTTGTCATATGCAGAAACAAAAGAATAGTAGAAAGCTTCGCTAAGAAGAGGAGGAAGTAATGAAAGTCATAGCGTGGTGGAGTGCAGGTGTAACAAGTGCAGTAGCTACTAAGTTAGCTATTGATGAATACGGTATAGATAATGTTGAACCTATATACTTTGCCATTGATAGTGCTCATGACGATAACAAAAGATTTAAGGAACAGTGTGAAGATTGGTATGGGAAGGAGATAAGGGTAGATAGAGCACCTAAACATAAAGATCAGTTCGAGGTTATATTGAAAGATAAATATGTGAACGGACCTGGGGGTGCAAGATGTACGCTTGTACTAAAGAAGATGGTAAGACAAAGGATTGAAAGAGAAGAAGAATATAGTGCACAGGTATTTGGCTTTGAATACACAAAGAAAGAAGTAAACAGAGCCATACGTTTTCAAGAGCAGTATCCTTCTGCTAAACCTATCTTTCCTTTGATAGAACAGAGGATGGATAAACCTGCTAGTCTTTACTATCTTGAGAAGCAAGGAATAAAAAGACCTAAGATGTATGAGTTAGGTTATGGCAACAATAATTGTATTGGCTGTGTCAAAGGTGGCATGGGATACTGGAACAAAATAAGGACAGACTTTCCTGAAACGTTTGACAGAATGGCTAAAGCAGAAAGAGAGGTGGGCAATAGCTGTATTAGAGGGGTATTCTTGGATGAACTAGATCCAAACGCAGGGCGCAAACAAAAGATGATCATGCCTGATTGTGGTAACTTTTGTGATATAGAATTTGGAGATGTGTTGCATCCTAGATTAGATGAAGTGTACAAAGAACCAGTACAACTTAAATTATTATAAAGGAGGAAATAGTGTACTATGCACTAGACATATATAGTAAGACAACAAAGAAGATGTTTGCTTATCATTCAAGTGACAGTCGTAGAGATATATTGTATTTAAAAGATCTATATGCTAAGAATGAATTTATTTACATCAAGGAGTGTTTTGGAGAGACAGATGAAGACAAAGAAATTTATAGGCAGTCTACCAAATATGGAGATACCTCAGTTGCCAGTTAGTTTACTGAATCATATGGAGGCTATGGGTTTATTACCTGTGTCACATGAAGATGATGGGGTAAACGATATACTGTTACCTTGGAAAATTGATACTAATTATTTTAGACGCGATGTACTGGATGAGAACAATGAACCCCTTTTTTAGTTACCTTTGGTCTTTGTTTATTCTTTGGCCTTTTATCTACATATTCTTGGTACACATAGGTGTGCTATGACAGATGACGAAATTGATCCGAAAGACGATCCCCATGATGACATTACCGACAGGCTTGCGGAGTTACCTAAAACGAGTGATGATAGCGATAAGCGTCTTGATAAACGTGATACTAGGAGGACAAACAAATCAAACGTTCAGCGCAAGAAATCATCAATGGCAAAAAGAGGGAAGACTTAACATAGTTTATTTGATTGATATGTTAATTGGCAAAGATCACTGCATGGAATCGTGGGTGTATTGGAAAGTGAGGAGAAAGTGGTAGACATACCTAAACACACATCGAAGTTGTCAGCTATTGTAGACTTCTATTTACACAGTAATAACTTTCGCAACTTGAGTGCTAAGTCACAGAAAGACTACGAGACACACTTGGATGTAATACTTAAGACTAACGTAGAGGGTAGGCTTTTAGGTAACTACACAGTACGCAGCATCAAAGCTAGACACACTAACCTGGCTTACGAGAAGTGGCTTGTGTCTGGTGTACGCACAGCTAACTATCGCAAGGCTGTCCTGTCTACGGCATGGAAATACAGCATGAGGTTAGACGTAATGGACAATGACCCAGTACGTTTGATCAAGACGAAGAGCACTAAGCCACGCAAGGTCAAGTGGACTCGTGATCAAGTAGTGTCTTTTCTTGATACAGCATACGGTAACTTCAAGTGGCGTAGTATTGGATTGATTGTACACATGGCATACGAGTGGGCGCAGCGTGTTGGAGACATGCGTACCTTGACTTGGGATAACATTAACTTCAGCGCACAACGTGTTGATTTAACACAAAGTAAACGTGGTGCTGATGTGCACTTGCCGATACCTGATGATCTACTTTCTATGCTCAGGCAACAGAGTCAGGACTTTGGATTCCAAGACTATGTAGCACCCAAGACTACACCAGTGGCAGGGGCATATGTACCTTACGCTATTGATCACATCGATGACGCAATCAATGAAGTCAAGGAAGCTGCAGGACTACCAAAGAAACTTACAGCTATGGATCTACGCAGGACTGCGATCACTGAGATGGTAGAGGCAGGTGTTGAGACTCTTGAGTTGATGCAAGTGACAGGGCATGTGAATCCTGAGTCAGTCAAGCCTTACCTAGTCAATACATTTAGTGGCGCAAGTAATGCACTAGAAAAAAGAAGGGATAAACACAGTGGGTAGAAGTGAAATGTCTCAGGAGGTACAAAGAAAAATATGGAGAGACAGGTCTAGGAGAAGGTATCAGTATGGTATAAACGTATTACGTAGGTTTAAAGTAATTAAGGGATGTAAACGCTGTGGCTTCAATGAGCATCATGCCTCTTTACATTTCCATCATAAGAACCCTGTTAAAAAAAGTTTTCAGATAGGAGATCAAGTAGGGAAGATGGGGTTTGGAAGGTATAGTAAATCTAAACTTAGACTTAAAAAAGAAATGGGTAAGTGTGAAGTTTTATGCGCTAACTGCCACGCCAGAGTAACATTTGAGGAGAAACATTGGAGGAAAGACTTATATGATAAACATTAAGAACTACTTGCAAGACCTTGATTTAAAAGAGGATGTTACACATAGAGGTGACTGTCCTCAATGCAAAGGTAAAAACACATTCACTGCTAGACGTGATGGTAATGCGTTGCTTTACAATTGTTACAAGCTAGACTGTACTACTAAGGGAGTAGTGTCATTAGGTATGACAGCAGAGGAAATACAACGTAAGCTAGACCCAAGATATGAAGAGCCAGAGTTAGAGCATGAGCCTTTTGTTTATCCTGAGTACGTAGTTAATCCCACGGTTGAACATAGAGACTACGAAAGATTTGTAGGTAGGTGGGGATTGTATGGTGAAGACTTGATGTACGATGTTAAAGATGAACGTGTGGTGTTTCCTATTTATGAGAAGGGCAGACTTGTAGGAGCGATAGGTAGAAGCATATCATACGCAAGCCAAGTCAAATGGTTACGCTATGACAAAACACCTACAGTCTTTACTCGTGTGGTAGGTAAACCCACTGGTGTAGTAATATTAGTGGAGGATGTTATTAGTGCAACTGTAGCAGCTAAACTATTTCCTGGTTTGACAGGTTTAGCTATACTGGGTACGTCATTTAGTGTGGCAGATATGCAACACTTAGATAATTTCTATAAGGTTGTCGTAGCGTTAGACCCTGACGCAGCACACAAGACACTACAATATAAGAGAGAGATAGAGGCTTACACAGGGTTAGAAACTATAGCGTTAAGACTGTATGATGATATTAAATATAAAGTAGATGCAGACATAAAGAAACTAGAGGAGATAGTTTAATGAAGGGTATGCAACCAAGAGAAGCAGCAGAGCTAGAAGCAAAGCAAACATACGAAGCATTTATCAAGTGGGTTAAGGTTACCTTCTACTGGATAATGGCATTGTTAGTATTACTAGCATACTTCAACTTCGGAACAGATACTGAAACAGGTAGCCAATACAACGGTGAAGTATATGCACCAAGAAATATAGGAGACAAATAATGCAACCAAAGAACGTACCAGTACATATCCGTATCAAAGTAGAGCCAACAGTTAAGCAACGAGGCAGGGCTTGTCGTTTACACGGTAAAGATTTCAAGAGTATAGCTGATGCAGCGAGGCATTGGAAAGTGGATTACTCGTGGGCAGCAGAGCAAGTTAACAGGGGAATGAACATGGAAAACTTCCCCAAAAAGTACAGAGTAAAGCATGGCTGAACATTACTGTACAACAAAAGGTTTAGGATGGGCATTCCTAGTTTGTATAATCTTTATACTAGGTGTGCCAGTACTGATGTGGTTAGCCTTAGAGGGTAGTAGTTGGTACGACAAGTTTAACTTAATGAATCCAATGTGGTGATAATATGGCAAAGACAGCAATAATAGATAATCGTGTGCCTTTAGGTAAAGTATACGTTGACTTGACAGTAGACGAAGTGTTAGAGGCGTGTAAGAGGTATGCCTCAGATAAAGCTTTTGATGAAGAGTTGGGTAAGGTGTACAACAAGGAGACAAGTTTTGATTGAGAGAGGAAACAAACATGATGGAACTAGCATTGATCCGCACTATGTTGGACAAAGAGTTCTACGATAATCACAAAGGAATACGTTGTCCTGACAAGATATTTAGTAAAGATGCACGTAAGATCAAGCAGACTCTTGACTACGCTATGGACACATATGGTAAGAGCATTACACCCACAGAGTTAGAATCTTTATTCTTTGTTAACAACACCAGTATGACTACAGCTAACAAGCTAGTTTTTAGTGAGTTGTTTCAAAAGGTTGCACGAGAAAAGCCACTGTCTACAGAGATAGCTGATGATGTGCTGTCTAAGTTATTTCAACAGGTGGTAGGTGAAGAGATTGCTAACCTTGGATTTGACTACGTTAACGGATCACAGTCTAGCCTTGAACCCCTGAGAAACATACTGAGTAATTACCAAGATGATTTTCTACCCAACCTCAAGGTGGAGTGGGATGATACAAGTATCGATACATTATTAAAAGCCAATGACATACAGTCACAATGGAAGTGGAACATATCTACACTTAAACGTAGGACAGAGGGCATAAGTGCAGGACACCTAATTGTTGTAGGTGCTAGACCTAACACAGGTAAGACTAGCTTTCATGCTAGTGCAATAGCTGCACCTGATGGGTTTGCAGCACAAGGTGCTAAGTGTATAATTCTTTGTAATGAAGAAAGCTATGAACGTGTAGGTGCAAGATACCTTAGTGCTGCTACAAGCATGAGTATGGATGAAGTCAAAACTAATATGGCAGTAGCTGCACTGCGTTATGATCCAATAGATAAAAACGTATTCATCAAAGACAGTACAGGTAAAGACATGACTTGGGTTGAGGCTGTAGTTAAAGCATATGAGCCTGACATTGTAGTGCTTGATATGGGTGACAAGTTTGCGTCCAAGACAAGTGATAAGTCTGACATCTATCTTAAGGAAGCAGCCATACACGCACGTAACATATCCAAGGAACATAAGTGTGCAATCATATGGATGTCACAGTTGAGTGCAGCAGCAGAAGGTTTGGTGCATCCTGATCAATCAATGCTTGAAGGTAGTCGTACTGGTAAAGCAGCAGAGGCTGACCTGATGATACTCATATCAAAGAACAAAGTAGTAGAGGGGCAAGACGAAGATGAAACTAATCAGAGACATCTTTGTATAGCAAAGAACAAACTTAAGGGTGGATGGCATGGTACTATTCACTGTGAGTTAGATGGAGACAGGAGTCAGTATTTAGCATGAGACTTGTACTTGATGTAGAAAATACAATAACTAAACGAGATAATAAAAACATACTTGATCCATTTGAACCTGGCCTTGAACTTGTACAAGTGGGTGTACAGAACGTAGACAATGCAGACGAGACACACTTGTTCACGCTCAATCATAAGGAAGATCAAGACGTAGGTGGATCAAGAGCTAAAAACATACAAATCCTACTAGACCATACAACATTACTGATTATGCACAATGCACAGCATGACTTGATGTGGTTATGGGAGTCAGGATTCAAGTATGATGGTGACATCTATGACACTATGTTAGCTGAGTATTTGTTACAACGTGGGCAGAAAGAACCTATAAGTCTTGAGGCTTGTGCTGAACGTAGGAATCTAAACTACCAGAAGCAAGACACTCTCAAAGAGTATTACAAGAAAGGATACAACACCAATGAGATACCTTTACAAGATCTTCTTTTTTATCTTAGGAGTGACCTCGACATTACTCGTGAGTTGTTCTTTGCCTTGGAACAAGACTACGCAAAGCCAGAAGCAGAGTCCTTACATAATGTCAGAGACATTACCTTCCGCACCTGTAAAGCCCTCACCAGAATGTATATGTCAGGAATCCGTGTGGATAGAGCCGCCCTTCAGCAAGTCCGAATAGAGTTTGAGAAAGAGAAAGCTGAGATAGAAGATAGACTGCAGCGCAAGACTCGTGATCTTATGGGTGACACACCTATCAATCTCAACAGTCCTGAGCAAGCATCTCAAGTTATATTCAGTAGACGCATACACAACAAGAAAGAATGGGCTGACTTGTTTGACTACACTGAGACACAACAAGAGTTTAGGGATGCCATAGATGCAAACAGTTCTATCATTAGAAAGACTAAAGCATCTACCTGCACTAACTGTAACGGTGGTGGTAAAGTTTGGAGAACAAGAAAAGATGGCACGCTGTACAAGATACCAAACATATGTAAAAAGTGTGAAGGTAAAGGTTATATTCTGAGGCAAACAAAACAAGTGGCAGGACTGTGCTTCTCTGCGCCAAACAAAAAATGGATAAGCGCAAATGGTTTTAGTACTAGTAAGGGTAATCTTGAAAGTCTTATGGCTACCGCTACAAGCAACGGTATGGATTCTGCTCTTGCTTTTCTTACTGATCTTAAGCGCCTCTCTGCTATCAGCAGTTACCTTAGTAGCTTCGTGGATGGTATCGACATATTTACTAAGCCCAACGGAATCCTTCACGTCAACCTTACCCAAAGTGTTACCAGTACAGGTAGATTCTCTGGACGTAATCCCAACATGCAAAACATGCCAAGAGGAGGAACATTTCCAGTAAAACGTGTGTTCATATCACGATGGGAGGGTGGACAGATATGTGAGTGTGACTTTGCACAATTGGAGTTTAGAGTTGCTGCATTCCTCTCACAGGACAGGACAGCAATGGAGGAGATCGATACAGGATTTGATGTACACTCCTACACAGCAAAGGTTATCAGTGATGCAGGGCAACCTACACAGCGCCAAGCAGCAAAGGAGCATACATTCGCCCCTCTCTTTGGTGCTACTGGATATGGTAGACCAAAGGCTGTAGCTGCATACTATGAACACTTTACGCAGAAGTACAAAGGCGTAGCTAAATGGCACAAGAAGTTAGGTGACGAAGCTATGAGGTTTCTCAAGATTACCAACGTGAGTGGCAGACAGTATGCATTCCCTGATGTAACTCGTAGGAGTAATGGTAGTGTGTCACACTTTACCATGATAAAGAATTATCCTGTCCAAGGATTTGCTACAGGTGACATCGTACCTGTGGTACTACTAGAGTTTGAGCGATTGCTTGAGCCTCTACAGTCATGCTTAGTCAACACTGTACATGATTCTATGGTGATAGATGTACACCCTGACGAAGTAAAAAAAGTCTTGACTATTGTTGAGACTATCAACGCTAATCTAAACTGTGTCATAAAAGACGCATATGATATAGAAATGAATGTGCCTCTATTATTAGAAGCCAAAATTGGTAATAATTGGCTTGACACAATTGACGTTTAGAGTATAACTAACCATCTTTAACTTTCAAGGAAGTATAAAAAAAATGAATACAGAATTAGCAATACAAAAAGATTTAGGTATGTCTCTTGCAGAGGCAGTAGGTGTAAATTCTCAAAACGGTGGAGAAAGAAAGAGTTCCATTTTAGCTAGAGTTAACTTGATGCACACGGGTATTATGGGTGAGATTGAAGTTAACGGTAAGCCTATCAAGACTGAGGTTGTACCTGCAGGTGCATACAAGGTTACAAGAGGTGAAGATGATGTTGTCTACGCAACTAGTCCTACCATACGTATCTTTGCAATCCGACAACAGTGGTCAAAGTGGGATGCTAAAGAAAATATGATGATGAAAACCGTCATGGCTAACGATCTCAAAGGTGATTTAAAAGATAATGTTGGTACATTTAATTTAGGAAGACCATCAGGTTACATAGAAGATTGGGATAGTGTGCCTGAAAAAACAAAAGAGCTAATTCGCACTATCAATCGTAAGAAGATTATTTTTGGTTTAATGACTGCAACAGGTGTGACTGACGAATCAGGTAATCCAGTAGATGCAATTACTGATATGCCTTTTTCATTAGAGCTACCACCTTCAAGCATCAAGCCTTTAGATCTGGCAGTAAATGCGTTAAGGCGTAAAAATATATTACCTATTCAATGTACATTTAAACTAGGACATGAACCTGGTGGTGAAAATTATGTTATTATATCTTTAGAGTATGTTGACAAGTTAGAGTTACAACCTGAAGACCAAGATACTTTACATAACTTCTTAGCTTATATTACTGCGCAAAACTCTAACATCTTAGAACAATGGGATGAAAAGAATAAGGACGCTATTTCTGATGATGACGCTGCTATCGTGGCTGAGTTCGTCAACGTAGAAGAGGCAGACTAATGGGTATAATCAAAGACTTATCGAATACGAGGTATCATTCAATGGGTGGTATCTCTTCTTCGGCAGTCAAGACAGTGTATAAAAAATCACTAGCACACTGGAGAGGACAAAAACAAAAACAATCCTCAGCTTTTAATTTAGGTAGTGCAGTTCATGCATTACTCTTAGAAGAAGATAAAGACTTAGTTGTAAAGGGTCCAAAAACTAAAACATCTAAAGCTTTTAAAGAGCTAGAAAAAGAATTACAGGAAGATCAGATTCTTCTTAGTGAAACAGAATATTACATGGCACACAAGATGGCTAAGTCTGCTTTAGAAAATAACAAATGCGGTAAAGCATTAAGACACAAAGATAGAGTTAACGAAGTTAGTATTTTTGAAAGATGTCCTAGATCAGGACTAGAGTTAAAGACAAGGCCTGACCTCATGATAACCAAAGAGGGTGCAGTCTATGACGTTAAGACAACCATAGACGCTTCTCCTGCAGGTTTTTCTAAAGAGTGTTTTAAATATGCATACGATATTCAAGCAGCGTTTTACAAATACGTAATAGAATTAGCAGGTATTGAAGTCAAAGAGTTTTCTTTTATAGCTTGTGAAAAATCTAGCCCTTATGTTTCACATATGCATGTAGTCAGTTCAGATCTTTTGAATAACGCTACGAATCGTATGCATGACACGTTAGATCAAATAGCTTTCGCTGATCTTTCTTTAGATTATGGAACAGGGTGGGGTAATTATAGCGTTATTGATTTACCCAAATGGCTGTAAAATACCGTAGCGGTCTAGAAAAAAATATCGCTTCTTATCTAAGGAAGAAACAAACAAAAGTTAGATATGAAGTGCTCAAGATAGAATGGGAGGATCTACGTTATCGTACTTACACTCCTGATTTTATTTTAGACAATGGTATTATTATTGAGACTAAGGGTATCTTTGATAGTTCAGATAGACGTAAACATCGTGAGATACAGAGACAGCATCCTGAGTTAGACATACGGTTTGTATTCAGCAACGCAAATGCCAAGCTATACAAGGGTGCTAAGTCTAGATATTGCCATTGGTGTGAGCGATATAAGTTTAAGTGGGCTAATCGTATAATACCTGAAGATTGGTTAAAAGAAAAAGGTAAAGAGATTACAGTTAAGAAGATACAGTTAAAAACAAAGAGGAAATAATAATGGGTCACAGCTTAGAAAATGATGAAATAGCAATAGTTATAAGCCCAATAAATTATAAAGATGCTAATAATTGGGAAGGTGAAACAAATGTATCTATAGCTATATCTCCTGAACATAATTTACCTGACCCTATAATTAATGGTATAGTAGATGTGGCTACTATGATGTCAGCTTTCTTGGATATGGCACACGAGCAACCCTATCTATACGCTTTAGTAAAAGAACACAGAGATAATCTAATAGCTATGGATGAAGAGAATGAAAAACCTGTTGTAACAAAAGAAGGCAATGTATATACACTTAGCAAATGGACAAAAACAAAAGGAAATGCATAATGGATGCCACAATAACATTAACTGGTGATACAACTTTAAATCACGATCAAGTAAACAATCCAATGCATTACAATCATAGTGGCATAGAATGTATCGAAGCCATAGAAGCAATGACAGAAAATATGTCAGGAGCTACAGCGCCACACGCTGCTAATGTGTTAAAATACATTTGGCGACATGAGTATAAGAATGGCTTAGAAGATATAAGAAAAGCAAAATGGTATCTTGATAGGCTAGAAGAGCGTTATAAGGAGATGCATAAATGATAACAGCAGATGACATAAATGCTTGGAAAGATATGTATGAAATGACATTTGGTGATTATCAGATAGAGGCACGTAAGACTGCCATATATCCTGATGAACACAAGATAGTTTATCCTGCGTTGGGACTCGCAGGTGAAGCAGGTGAAGTAGCCAACAAAGTAAAGAAGATGTTAAGGGATGGGAATTTTAAAAGGGAAGATGTAGCTGCAGAGGTGGGTGACTGCTTGTGGTACATTGCAGCTTTATGTCGTGACCTAAACTTTGACATGGGATACATAGCTAGGTGTAACTTAGACAAACTTCACAGTCGTATGGAGAGAGGAACTATTAAGGGCAGTGGCGATAAAAGATGAAGTTTAAGATTAAACTAACAATAGAAATAGACGAGGAAGAACGGATACTACCAATAGTTGCAGAGATGCACGAGGAGGCAGTTACTGAGTTATTCCAAGATATTATTTATGATATTGATGGTGCAGTAATTAGAAAGATAGAGGTGAAGAAATATGAATAACTACTTACCAACCGACTACCAAAGTTTTATACACAAGTCACGTTATGCTAAATACATTGATGGTAAAGGCAGGGAGTCTTGGTCTGAAACTGTAGATCGTTATATGGAAAATGTTGTAGGTAATAAAGTAGATGCAGATACTAAAGATGAATTAATGTTTGCTATACTTAACTTAGAAATTATGCCTAGCATGAGAGCAATGATGACAGCAGGGGCAGCATTAGATAGAGACAACACTGCAGGTTACAACTGTAGTTATTTACCTGTAGATGACCCAAAGTCCTTCGATGAAGCTATGTACATCTTGCTCTGTGGTACTGGTGTTGGCTTCAGTGTCGAGAGGCAGTTCATTAGCAAGCTTCCCGAAGTACCTGAATTGTTCGATAGTGATACTACCGTTGTGGTAAAGGACAGCAAGGAGGGGTGGGCTAAAGCGTTCAGACAAGTATTAGCACTCTTATGGGCAGGTGAGATTCCTAAGTGGGATGTTAGCAGAGTACGCCCTGCAGGTGCAAGGCTAAAAACATTTGGTGGTAGAGCCAGTGGCCCTGCGCCTCTTGTTGAGCTATTCAACTTTGCAGTAAAGACATTCAAGGATGCTCAGGGGCGTAAGCTTTCTAGCTTAGAATGCCATGACCTAATGTGTTTCATTGGTCAGATAGTTGTTGTAGGTGGCGTTAGACGTAGTGCAATGATTAGTTTGTCTAACCTCAGTGATGATCGTATGCGTCACGCTAAGTCAGGACAGTGGTGGAACGAAGCTGCACACAGAGCTTTAGCTAATAACTCAGTATGCTACTCAGAGAAGCCAGATTCGGAAACGTTTATGCGTGAGTGGTTAGCCTTAGTAGAAAGTAAATCAGGAGAGAGAGGCATATTTAATCGTGAAGCATCTAAGAAACAAGCTGCGAAGTATGATAGGCGTGATCCTAACTTTGAGTTTGGAACTAATCCTTGTAGTGAAATTATCTTACGCCCTTATCAGTTCTGCAATCTTACAGAAGTTGTGGTACGAGCCACGGACACGGTGGAAGACTTGGCTAGAAAAGTCAGACTCGCCACAATACTTGGGACGATCCAAAGCACGTTCACAAAGTTCCCATACCTCAGAAAAGTCTGGACAACCAACACAGAAGAAGAACGATTGTTAGGGGTGTCGTTAAGCGGCATCCAAGATAACCCTCTTATGACATCAAAAAACAAAGGATTGGAGAAGACCCTTGAACACTTACGAGAAGTTGCTGTTCGGACTAATAATACTTGGGCTGACCGCCTTGGCATTCCACAATCATCATCGATTTCAACAGTCAAACCTAGTGGAACTGTATCCCAATTAGTAGACTGTGCAAGCGGTATACATGCACGTCACGCACGTCATTATATCAGGACTGTGCGAGGTGACAACAAAGATCCACTAACACAGATGATGAAAGATCAAGGTATACCTAATGCACCTTGTGTTATGAAACCAGATAGCACCACAGTATTTAGCTTCCCAGTGAAGTCACCAGATAAAGCTGTAACTCGAAACGACATGACAGCCATTGAACAGTTGGAGATGTGGTTAACTTATCAACGACATTGGTGTGAGCACAAACCAAGTATAACCTGTACTGTAAAGCCTGATGAATGGATGGAGGTAGGTGCATTTGTTTATAAACACTTTGATGAAATGTCAGGTGTATCATTTTTGCCACACTCAGATCACACTTATCAGCAAGCACCTTATCAAGATTGCACGAAGGATGATTATAAAAAGCTTTTAGCTATAATGCCAAAGTCTATTGACTGGTCTAAGCTTAGTGAGTATGAACAAGAGGATAATACAGTTGCTATGCAGTCTATAGCTTGTACTGGTGATGTATGTGAAGTGGTGGATATAGGGGCATAATTAATGAAAGTATATACTAGGCCATTCCAAAAAGAAGTTTACGATAAAGTAGACGGACCATCTAAGGAAGCTTTGATTAAGTATTTACAATCAGAAGGACATAAAATTGTCAGCCAAAAAGAAGATTACTATGCCGATGTTGTATCAAAAAAAGATGGTGTTACTTACTTTCACGAAGCTGAAAGAAAAGCACAATGGAAAGAGGAATGGCCTACGTATTGGTTAGAGATAAGGATACCAGGGAGGAAAAGAAGACTTATAGAAAAATATAAAGATCAGTTGGAGAACTTATACTTTTATGTTTTTAACAAATATTACGATCAAGCTTGGAAGATAAAGGGCACACAAATGGTAGATACTATTATTAAAGAAGCTACTGGTCCTACCTATAGGATACCAAAAGGTGAAACATTTTATCATATTCCATATCAAGAAGCACAAATAGTAGACATAGTATAATCGCTATGTTATAATTTTTATAAATAATAAAAGGAGTTAATAATGTTATTATTTAATTTATTAGTACCTGTAGTGTACGTTTTAACAATTTATGGTGGCTATAATGATGTAGCTAAACCTGTGGCTAAAGCATCTTGGGAAACAGGTGTAGTTGTTTATGAGAAAAGTGTAGACGTTATTAAAGATATAACTACTGACGATCCTATTCCTGTAGAGTCAGAATAATGTATGTCTTAGTGTTTATACTTTCTATTGGAGGTAGTTATGTACAAGTCCAAGCAGTTAATGTAATCTATTCTACTATAGAAGACTGCAAAACAAGTGCTTCAATTATTCGCAATGATCTTATGAACACTAGACCATCGCCTAACTCTAATGTACTCGCTTACTGCACAGAGATTCCACAGGAGGTATAGCCAAGTATGAGCCTAGAAAAAGAAGCGAAAGACTTTGTATCTAGGAGACACGATCATTTCAAAGAAGGGATACAGGAACGTATAGAATCGTTAGACAAATATATAGCTGACAATCTGTATCACACTACTGAAACAAGGGAGGCTATAAAACATTTAGTCATAGTTAAAATGTGGGCAGAGCGTAGCTCAAGACTCAATGGTATAAAAAAGTAAGGGCGCTAAATGCGCCCCTATTTATTTGTAATAATCTTTTAAGTAATCTACGTAGTCCATGAAGTAGTGTAACTCTGTGATTGTCATATCACGTATACCTCCTTCAAAGCCATATCGTTCTTTCATTGCTTTCATAGCCTTGCTACGTAGTTCTTTGTTGCCATGCTCTGAAGCTTTAGCCCTCATTGCACCTAGCTTAGTCTCACTAGTGCCATACTTCTTTAGCACTTTACGTAAGTCTTTCTTAATCTCAGACACAACTGACTTAAGCATAGCACGTTTGCCTACAAGATCAGCGTTTATAAACTTCTTATCTCTAAGTAAGTTATCCGTAGCTCTTTCTAGCTCAGGAGCCACAGCCTCATTGAATACTGTATCGTAAGCAGCCATACTTGTTCGTTCACTGGCTGTCCAATCTTGCATGTTAGCCATTGAGTATGCTTGCTCTGTAGATGTACGTGCAGGTTTAACTGTTATGCCAAAGATCCTAGCCATAGGGTTTGCATCCTGTACTTTACCTTGCCTACTTGCAACCCTTAATTCTTCACCAGAAACTGTTTCTGCTCTGTCTGTGATAGCTTCTATGACGTTATCAAAGTACCTTGTTGCACCCTGTGTAAACATCTGACCGCCTGTCTCAGCTTGTCGTATGTCTCTAGCAGCATCTGTGTCTGTGACATATCCAGTAAGTTTGTTTATTGCATCAAGTGGTCTAGTAAAACCTGCAGCATAGTTACCTGTGAACTTGCCTATCTCTTTGAAAGAAGCCTGGGCTAGATCTACATCTTGGTTTATCAATGTGTCCATGATTCTAGTGATGTCATTACCAAACTGTAAGTCTGTAGCAAGCTGTCCTACAGCTACCTGTTCACCAAACTTGATCATCATTTCTTTTGGTACAACTTCACCTTCTGCTCTTAGTCTACCAATACGTCCTGCTGCCAACCATAGGGAGAATGGAAATGTATTACGAGCATCTATTATAGCACCGCCAGTTCCTTCAATCTCAAATACGTCTAAACCTTTTTCGCTTCTCTCTTTGTCGTATTGCATAGCTAGACTAATTGCAGTTACACCCACAAGACTACGTGATGCAGCTTCTAAAGTTTCAACATTACGCTTCTCTGACTTAGCTATAGCAGACATAAGTTGCACACCACCGCCTACAGACCATTGATAAGATGTGGCTACAACGTTGTTAAAGAATCTACCAAAAGGTAACACAGTACCAAACAACGGTATGTTAGAGATGCTCTCTGTTAACTTAGCTGCACCTCTTAGAAGCTGATCATCTGTAGTGTAATCTTTTGAGAATACAGACTTGAGCGTAGTATCGATAGCACCACCAACTACACTATCATCTACTAGATCTATATTTCCTGAGTTAAGAACGTCTGTTAAAGATGTGTCGTGCTTGAGTCGTAGCCGTTTGTCTAACTCAGTCATAAACATTTGAGACTTAGTAAACGTATCTTGTATTCGTACACCTGTTAGACGGTTAGCACCATTAGCTACAGCTTCTACACCTTTAAACCACTTAGCATTAGGATCAATATCAAAACGTTTACCTGATCTTTCGATACCACCAGTAACACTTTCAAATAAAACTTTTTCTATGTCTTTGTTTTGAGACAAGAAGTCCATGTAAGCATCGTGTGTAGTGTATGGGTCCATCAAGTTACGCATTTTCTGTGCTTGTATCTGATGAAACACTTTACCTTTACGTAGTAACTCTGATCCTGTCTTTGTAAATTTACCGCCTGTAGCTAGGCCACCAAGCATATACATACTGCCTGTCGCTACATCAGCTAATGTAGAACCTACATAAAACTGTGAGAAACCTGCAATGTTTAAACCTGTTGTAGCAGGTGAAGATATAAGCAATCTACGCCATACACTTTGTGAATACGCTCCATACTTAGGACGTTTTACTTTTCCTGTAGCTTTGAGTATTTCTTCTTCCATCTGCTCTTTTAGCTGTGGAGTACGCACTAAGTTAATCATGGCATTATGCCCTGCCACAAGACCTGCATCTACTGTTCTACGTGTAGCTGACATTACTGCACCATACGTCATACCTCTACGAACATTGGACGCAATGTAATCACCTATCTCCTGTGCTATTTCTGTTGTGTCACCTAGAGTGTAACCAACCAAAGGTTGCATACGCTTGGATATAGCTTGTAGTTCATCTTCAGGCATTTGTCTTAATGTGTTAGTCATTACATCTGTGACACGTACATTCTTAGGTAGAGGTTTACCAACTTCATCTAAGTATATCTTAGCTATGCCACCCTTACCATCTTCGCCACGCATAATATTATCCAAGAACTCTGCAGGCATAACACCTGCTTGGAACATATTATCTCCACGCTTCCACTTCTGCTCCCAAGAGTCTAATGCTTTGTTTACATCAGTCGTAAACTTCTTCATAGACTTATCAGATAGCGGAACCAAAAGCTTACCTTCAATGTCAGCTTCTAGTTCTGCTTTACGTTTACCTGCAACAAGCTTACCTTTAGTGTCTTTTAGTCCACTCACACCCTTGAGTTTACCACCTACAAGTTGAGCACCACCGCCAACAAGACCTAGAGCAGAACTAAATCCTGTTTGTAACATGCTGTACTCTTCTTGTGCTCCTGCATCTAGCATGACATTCTGTATCATGTTGTCGTGCAGCATAGCTAGTGATCCATCAATACCTGTAGTAGCTAATAGAGAACCACGCACACCTTTCCTAGCTCTTTCATCTAAGAACTCTTTCTGTGCTTTCTTCTTGGCGTTATATATAAAGTTACGCTGTTCTTGTAGAGCCACACGTTCTTGTAACTTTTTAGCTGCTGGACCTTTTATACTTGATTCTACTATGCGTTGGGCTACACGTTCTGCTGCTTCATCTGCTGCTTTCTTAGCACCCTGTGTTGTAGCACCAGACTTTGCTGCTCTTTGTCCTGCTTCTATGGCGGCTTTCTTAACTAGTTCTTTACCACCCTTTGTTATACCTAGAGATGCAGCTTTTCCTAAACCACCAGTAAGTAGACCAATGTAATTGGAGGGATCTGTAGCTGCAGCTTGGATATAGTCAAACACACCATCTACTGCACCATAGAATCCATCGTTTACAAACACATTGCCTAGCTGATCGTATAGCTTATATGCGTCACCTGCTAATGCTTTATCTTGTTGACTAGCATTTGTGATGTGTCTCACTTCGCCACCTGTGTTTATGATGTTGGTGTTGAAGCTACGCATATGATCCATAAACTCTTCCACAACATCTTCGTCACTCTTGTCGTTATACTGTACGCCTCTGCGAGACACCATGTATCTACGTATAGTGCGTAAGTTAGAAGCCTCGTACAAGTCTTTCTTCTTAAGCTTACCACCTTTATCAACAAGTTCGTTCTGACTACTTACAGGTACAGGCTCTGTTTGTTCTACGGTTGGTGGTTCGATACGACTGGGCGCAAGTATGTCATCCTTTGTAACGCCATACTGATCCATCAAGTCTAGGAATGAATCACTCATATTAATACTCTATCCTCTTAGTGCTTTTTGAAATTGTATGGTTAGGAATCCCATGTTGTATGGCAGTCTTTTATTGTTTGCATCTGCCCACTCACTGAGTGCTCTCATGATGTCAAAGGCTTCTGCGTTTTCATCTAGACCCTGCTCTTGCATATACCTGAATATGTCTTCACCAAACTCAGCCATTACAGATATATCTAATTCTGTAATAGTACCTGTATCTATACCTGTTTCTATTTCTTCATCGGTAGTTTTGGGGAATAGTTTCTTTAGTTTATCTCTTAAGCTTAATACCTTTTTAGAACCTGGCTCTAGCTCTGCCATACGTGCAGCAATAGTCTCACGCTTTACTTTACCTTGAGGCAACTCTATAAAGCCATTCTCTGTAGCGTTCTGTGCACCAACCTTAGATGTGGGTAGACCAAGTAGCTTCCTAGCGTTTGGACCCATCTCTTCCCACTCTTCAAAGGTAACTCTATCTCTATCCATGTACAGTGCAGCTTTACGGATACCCATTTCTTCTGCAGTTTCGGTTGGGGCTTCTATTTTAACATCAGTCTTAGGAGGCTCTAGCTCAAGCATTTTTTCTACAGGATCTTCTTTTTTAGGTTCGCTAGTTACTACATTCTCTGTAGGATCTATCTCTTCTAGGTTTAATTTTTTGAGGGCTTGCTTTTCTACTGGACCTACAGGTGTTTCTTTCTTGTTTAGATGCTGTACTAGTACATCCCACCCTTCACTCTCTGGTGTGTAAGTATTGCCACCATCAGTTTTAACTTCAAGAGGATTACCTTCTGAATCAGACTTTGTTATGGTAAACTTAATGTCCTCAAATATTTTTATAGGTTCTGTAGGTACTTCTCCTAGTGCCTCTATGGTTTCTGTATCAACTACACTGTCTGTATCTGCATCACTTTTTTGCAAGCCAAGCAATTCACGCATTTGCTCTACATACTCTTCGCCTACATTGGCTAACATACTAGTCTCTAAATCTTCAAATGCTGATACACCATATGTATCTACAGCGTCATCATACACCATTTGATAGAGGGGTGTTTCTATAGATTTTACTTTGTTCTGTGCTGCTTTATACGCAGCTATTTGTTGTTTTATATTTGCACTATCAGGACTAGCTTTCAGGTCACTTTCGAGCCTACTTAATCCACCTCTCTCATCAAATGTTTCTAATGTCTCTAAGGCAGTTTTATACTCACTGTCTAACTCTTTTCTGTCATTCTTCAAAGAGACAATACTATCAAGTACAAACTTCTTAGCTTTTAAATCGTAGCGTTTTAAATCTGCTATCACTGCGTAAGTAGAAGGCTGCAAAGCTTCGTAATCCTGCTGTCTTGCTAAAGTGTTTATGTCATCAGCAGTGTATCCATCATAAATAATATTACTATCAAGCTTATACTTGGCTCTCATCATAGCCGAATCACCAGTGAGTCTATCAAAGAAACCTATGTCTGGTTTTTCTGTGGTAATACCTTTTGTCTCTAATCCAAGGCCATACGTTTTTCTTACGTATTCATCCATGCTTATATCAAGAGGCTTAAACCCTTCAGGCATTCTTATAATAGTATCTAGCTCTGTATCGCTTATGGGTCTACCGCCATTAGCTTCAACTGCTGATTTAACCTTGGTTGCTAAGTCTTGTATAGCTTGTGGTCCACTTGATATTGCCGCTTGCATCTGTGCTGTGCTCACACCTTGATCTTCTAAGTAGTTAGTAAGACCTAGCACCTCATTTACTACAGAGTTACGCCTAGAGATCTTCATAATGTTATCTTTAGCTAACTGCTCTTGCTCTAATGAAAACTTACGAGCTTCTTTTTGTTTGTCCTTTATGTTAGCAACTGCTGTCTCTGCAAACCCTTCGGCAAAAGCTCTCCAATCAAATCCCATTTTTGGCTTCATTATCTAAGCTCCTCTTGCCATCAGTCCTTGGGGTTCAGCCATTTCGCTTACTTCCATTTCTTCTTCTTGTGGTACATCATCGTCAGGTTCATTGAGTGTACCCTCTATTGTTTTTAGTAAGTCTAATCCTATATCCCCTTCTTTACCTTTAGCATTAGCAACTGCTAGCTCTATTGCAAGAGACAGTCTGTTTCTCTCACGCTCTTTTATTTGTTCTTCAGGGTCTTCAATGTCATCACGCACATCTATTCCATACGTAGTCATCGAAGCTTTGATAAATTCGTGAATGACAGGGGCAATGATTATACTTACGTCTACACTGTGCAACCCATTCATTACACCTGTAGTTAACAGTGTTTTAACGAAGGGGGCAACAGGCATGTCGTTATCAAAAAGAACGGACAAATCATCCATTACATCTTCATTGGCTAGCCTGTTAATATAGTATTTAGCAGCTTCATCTGGATCAACCATCTCAGGTGGATTCTCCCAAGGCCAGTTCTTAGGTTCGTCTGTAAGAGACTGTCCTGGTATTGGTGCTTCAAAAAATGATGCCATCTTATTATATCCTATTTAGTAAATCCAGCGCCAAAGTATAGTCCTACTATGGCTGATACGATATGTGTGTCTAGTGGTGTAATAACAAAGCCTTGTGCCATTTTCCATTTAATGGCTTCATCTGGTCCAAACATCCAGCTAAAGAAACCACCAGTAGCCTCAGTGTATCCTACATAAACACTAACTTCAGGATACCACACAGCTACTAATTTAGGCAATACGATTATAGAAAATACAGCAGATAAAGCTATAAGCCTACGTGTCCATGCAAAGTGCTTGTCATTCTTACCTGCATCTCTTGCGTCAGCTACAGCACTACGGTTGAACTCTGCACGTTGCATCAACATCTCTTGCTGCATCTGGCGGTTCTTCATTGACTGACCCCAGATAGACATGACCCCACCTAGTATAGTGGAGAAGAGCATTGTGATTAGTTCTAATGGTAATCCAAACATTATTGTTAAAACCTCATTAGTATTTTAATATAATCGTCTGTTTTTAGTTTATTATGTTTAGTTGTATTTCCAGATCGACCTTCATAATAACTGTCACCCTTTTTTAAACCCTCACCTGTTAAAGGGTTTTTTCTATTAGGTAAATCAAAAGGTATAGGTACTGCAGCCCACTCTTTTGCTATATTTAAAAGAAAACCTTCTGATAATTTTAATTTTTCATCGTCTGTTGTGGCACTAGACATACTGTTTTTAAAACTATTAAAGCCTAATTTTTTATTCATCAGACCTTCGTAAGCCTTTAGTTGTGTAATTCTATTAAAACTATCATCTTCTTTAATAATACCTTGGCTTAAAAGATAGTCCATATTAGCTCTAATTATTTGAA